TAAAAACGGCCCTAACCATGATTCATTATCATTAATGCCGCTTGCCTGAAAATCTGAGGATGTGCGCGCATTGAACCCTGGCCATGTATCGTCTTTAACGCCATTAACGAGGCGTGCCAGGCCAACCGTAGCCCCATCAACCAATAACAATCTGTACTCGCTATTTAAATGGCTGATAGAGAGGCGTTGAGCACCTTCTGCTATACCTGAGAACGCTGTGCCTGCGGCGCTATCGTATGCGAGCGTTATTGATGCCTCGATATCCGCCTCTGCAGGCGTGTAGCTCACCACGAATAATGAATGCGTAATACTGTTATAAACCAGTGAAACTGGCATACCGATATAAGGGGCTATCTCAGCCAGGCTATTGCCGCTGATTACGCTATAAAGGCCGCTTTTAGAGACATTGTAGGTATCAGGAACTGTAAATGTGATTGTTGATCCTACAACCCAACTATCAGGCAATTTGTGTTCGTTTGAGGTCTTACCGCCTGTTGCCTCAGTTTCCAGATCATTAAAAGTGGCCGAGCCTCTCGCTACGGTTACCGAACCAGCCAGAATATCGTCTGTCTGTGGTGCAGTCGTCCCCATGTCCAGACCGCTGCCACTGGTGGTTCCGCCAACCTCGGTTGAGTTGTACCAGACCTCAGTACGCTCATCCCCAATAACATCCTCACCGGGAGCGTAAAGTTTATAATTAAAATCATCCCCCAGTGATGCTACTGGTGTGGCCCCCACCCTGATATCACCCTCTGTCAGAGCAAATTTTCCTACGCCTAAACACACAAACATTGAATTTATGTATTTCTCAGGGTCATTCTTATCAAATCTTCCAACAGGTGGAACCACGTAATCAGGGTAAATTCGATATTTTCCGAAAACCTCTCGGATTGGATCGCCTAAAGAAGCAGAATTGGCTTTAGCAGGATTTAGATCCAGAGCAGATCCCGAACCAATGCTCTGATTTGAGGCATCGAGTCCTTGCATGGCAAAGATGGCGTAAGCCGCAGAAGCAACGGCTACGGCAACAGCTATCCAGGCCAGAGCAACTGCACCTTGCGGCACGGGGTATAGCCTTACTTCATCATTTGAAAGGATCGCGGTATCCTGCCACTGATCAGCTTTAATCAATACTCCATTAACCTCAGCAGCAATTGGCTGCTGAGCGCATGATTTATAGCCCTCAACATTTTCAGTAAGCCAATCATGCAATGTAGTATCTTTGTGCCGATGGGTCTCCAGCGGTTCACCAGGTAGCCTCGACGGGTATATTCTGATCGTCATCGCCAGAACTCCACTTTCAGAAATCGCCTTTTGAATCGGCTTAACGGAAGAAACGTAACATTTGAACCGGGGTTACACTCGGCCACGTACAGCATCCCGTTTAGCTTCACGACAATAGCCACATGAGTCACCAGATGCCCCGAATAACAGGCAACACCCGCCCCTTCTTGCGGTTCACATCTTTCCAGCTTTTGCATCGCTTTTCGGGCCTCACGATCCAGCCCGTTATCGTCTTTGGTTACACCTGCAAAATCAGGCCATGGCGACATACCTAAATCCCGCCGTATTTCATTTACTATTCCAAAACAGTCGAGTCGTGGATAAAGGCGACCACCCTTCGTCCAGATGACAGAAAAATATTTATCAATCGAACGCATAGAATACCTTTTAAAAAATTTCTGCCAGTGAGATAGTCAATCGCATGTCACTAGCTAAGGGATATAGACAATGTCGATTGCAAGTAACAGAAATTCAGTAGCTCGGTTAAATCGAGATATTGCTGATTTAACAAAAAAAATGGCTGATGAAACTCGTAAAGAAGCAGATCTCACGAATAAAATCGTTTCTGCTAGAAGCAGCATTACAAAGTCATCAAGTGCAAATACAATTCAAACGAAGTTAAAATTGATTGCAAAGTTAACCGGCGATCTTTCTAAAGTTAATACAAAAAAGGCTGATCTTCAGAAAAAACTCGCTCAAAAAGAAACTGAGCGCCAGCGCTATCAGAATGCATTAAATAAAGATGAGATTAACGAGAATAAAAAGCGTGACGCAGAACTCAAAGCTTATGAAAAAAGACTGCAAGACAGCATGACTAAGCAAAACAAACTTATCGAAAAGAGCCTTCGCTTATCCGATCCTCACTCTAATGCACCAACTGAAGAATTAGACACACCCGCTGATAATATTGAATATGATGTATTTATATCTCACGCGAGTGAGGATAAGGAGATCTTCGTAAGCGATTTTGCCAACCACCTTCAGGAACTTGGGGTAAATGTCTGGTACGATCAATTTTCGCTTAAGTGGGGCGACAGCCTGAGAAAATCTATCGACAAAGGATTAGCCAATTCCCGGTTTGGTATTGTTATTATCTCAAAATCCTTTATGGCTAAACAATGGACTGAATATGAACTGAATGGTCTGGTAGCTGGAGAGATAGAGGGTACTCACCGTATACTACCAATATGGCATGAAGTCTCTAAGTCAGAAGTCTTTAAGTTTAGTCCTAGCTTAGCTGATAAATTAGCGATGAATACAACACAGTATACAATTTCAGAGATTGCCGAACAATTGTTACCCCTTCTAAGTTAGTAGATTAAGTTTAGTAAGCAGCTCGAGCGTTCTACAAAAGTCGAGGCTATCGCCATAAGGCGACGGCCTTACCCCGTAATTTTCAGCCAAAGTTAAGGGCTGTGAAGCCCATGATGGTTCATTAGGATAGATAGCGGATTTCAAGATTTTGAGCTCAAGGCGAAGGAGCTTAATTTCCCTAATAAGATTTTGAATTTTGATTTCATCAGTAGGAAAGTGCTTCATGAAATATACCTCAGTCCAGGATATTCCGGCAGTGTGTAACGGGCACGCGGCCATGCTGTGTCTAAAACATTCATATAACCGGCAGTAAACTGGACCTCAATTGCGGTCCAATAACCAGATTTTATCGCCAGGGTAAACGGTCGCTCTGCCGGAGCTGAACGATCTGATGATCTGAAACACCGGTACGTCAGCGATGCATTTTTACCACCCTCGATTGCTTCACGAACAGCCTTCGATATCACGCCATCAACGTTGCATACGGCAAAATTTAGATCCTGAGTTCCATCAGCATTGCGAGCAGGTAGCGCGATTTCAATACCACAGGCAGTAAAAGACTGCTGAACGCCATTCTCAAGCGTTGCTGTAAAATCGGTCCATCCCCTCGTCAACCAGTGGATGTTGCCATCAACATTTATTTCCAGCGTTTCAAGAATTACATCCTCTCCGCCAGAGGCATATAGTCTGTTAAGAATCGTCATTTTTAGGCCACTCTCTATTCAGAGCCAGATCAATAATATCGGCATTGACAATATAATCCGGGAAATCGCCCCAGGAACTATCAATGGTGGGCCTGTCCCAAAGCTCCAGCGTTGCCGTAAATTTCCAGTAACGGGGAGGAATCAGCGTCGGCCCCTGATAAATTTCGGTAAAGCGGCATTTATATGTATCTAATCCTGCCGGGGTTTGCAGTTTCATATAAAACCAGTTCACGCCATCTTTCAGAATGTATCGATACCACAACTCGAAATACTGAGCGGCCCCCTGATTGGTAAAGGTCCATGTAATCGAAGCGTTTGTGGGCGTTGAAAGATATCGACGGCGCTGACGCGCCCTGCCTGAAGTCATTGTGGTTCGCGCGAGAGGGCTAACAGGGGCGAACCCATAGCCCTCCTGCTGAGGCATAGGCAGATAATCATGAGGATAAAAAATATCCGCCATTAGCCGATTCTCCGTTTTGTATTCCAGCCATTACCCAAGGCCTTCGAGACCTTACCCTGCCCGTTTGCCAGATGTTTGGCGACCATCTCATAGCCCTGTTTAGCCCCCTCAATTTGAGCCTGTCTGACGAGAGCAATCGTGGTATCAGACGGGTTACCGTTAATGGAAATGGGCGAGCCAGTAAAATTAAAATTCTGTTTAGTGGACACTGTATCTCCAGACACGTTGGTAGCGCCGGTACCATATCCCTCGCGTGAAAGAGTAGCGTCCAGTCCGTTTTTGCGGATGTTCTCAAGGTTTGAAACGCCGATGCTCCTGGTGGCCGCTGCATCAAAAACGAACTCTTTGCCATGAACAACACCGGCAATTTCATTAACTCCACCACTACCGGTGAAACCGCCGTTTTTGAAGCCGACACCCGCAACCGATGAGAGATCAGAAACAATACCGGCAGTCGCTGCAGCAACAGATGCCATTGCAACCAGGTTATAGGGGAATGGGTTTGCAGCGGCCATCGCGATACCCTGCTGAATGGAAACGAGAGACTGAGCGATGGCGAATGCTTTACTCGCTGCAAACGCCGCTTTGTAGATCCCCGACTGTTCACCAAATCCCGTTGCCAGAATTGAGAGGCTGCTATCCATCATGCTCTGCGTGGCAGTGTTAATCATCGTGGTTTTCTGCGTCTCCAGCGCCTGATTAGCCTCTGCCGCTTTTTGCCTGATAGCCGTCATCCTGGCTTCACCTTCTGAAGTGATCAGCGCGGCCTGAGCGTAAGCAGCCTCCTGCTGCTGTAACCAGAGCTGGAGTTGCTGTTGTGCCTGCATCACCTGATTAAGCTGGGTTTGCATGCCTCCATAAGAGCCTGCCAACTGGCCGCCCTGCGGTGCCAGTGTCCCGGTGACCTGCGTTACAGTTTTTGGCAGTGTTACAGGGGTGTTTTTATAAATATCGGCCTTGGTTTTGTCATACTCGCCGGGTTTGAGTTGTCCGGTATTTTTTGCTTTTTCAAGCAGCGCCAGCCGGGTAGTTAGCAGGTCGTTAGTTTTCTGAACCTGATCACGAACGGCCAACTGCATTTTGTGAAAATCATTCAGCGTCGTAACCTGGGCCTGTAAAGCCTCCTGAGTTTTATACGCCTGAATGATTTCGTCTGATTGCGCCAGCAGCGATTTCTGATCGGTGGTGAGTTTAGTTTTCCCTTTTAACTCCGCTATCTGCTGCTCGAATTTGATGCGCTTCTGAGTTGCAGAAGTGAGTTTGTCTGCGGAAACGAGCTGCGCATTCAGAGAAGCAGTTTGCTGATGAATAGAATCAAGCAACTGTGCACCCGCATCCTCTCTGAACGTTTTGGCTTTTGGAGTTTTGGGGGTTTTTGCAGGTTTTGGATCTTTATACATTTCATTGATGCGTGAGACGTTGTTAGCGTATTGCTGCGCGCTAATAGCTCCTGCATCCAGAAATTTTTTCTGCTCTTTTATCGCTTTGTTACGGCGCTCGGCATTGC